TCATTCTGGCGTCTTTAGACCTCTGATACTGGCTCTCAATAAAGGAAACTGCCCCAGAGTAGCTGCTATTTTCCTGTTCTACGTCACCATCTTCCTGCAGTGGCACAGAGAGGTCTAAATCCGTAGCGTCTTCAGGTAGCGGTTTGTCCATAAGTGCCATTATTAATATCCAAATATTGCGTCAGCAGGTTGCCAACTTTGCTGTGGGACGCCCTTACCCATATCGAAGGGAGAAAATGCCTTTGGTCGGCTCATAACTGCGTATCTTACGCTGTCGTAGGCGTGGTCTGAGGCGTATCGTGGGTCTATATCGTCTGAACCCCGTGGGTCTGCAGGAATAATAGGTAAGTCTGCTATAATTTGTCTGCATGTGTTGAAGAATTGTATGGCAGGTAAGTCTGTATACTCGTCTACCTTCAAGACTTCATGCAGCCTATTCTTGCCAGCCACTCTTGCGCCACTACTTCTGTCGCTAGGACGCCATCTGGTGCCTTCATTTATCATCTCTTCGGCTATACTAGGGCCAGACATACCCCGCTGATGCCAACAACTAGAATCAAGAACGCCGTATTGTATCCGGTCACCCTCTTCAGCCGCTCTAATAGCCTTGGCTAGGTCACGTCCGGTATGCTTAGACAGGTACAATTCCCTGTAGTTGATCAGAGTACCGAAGTTGGGATCAATTGCGAACCAATGCACAGCAGAATAACTGCTATATCCGTAGTCGCATGACCTAAACCTGACCCAATCATGCGGGATATCATATGGTTCAATGACATGTACAGACTGCCTAAACTCTGTGAAAGCAGCCCCGTCAGCAACTGCCCAATCTCCTTCAAGAAGTTGCCGCCGCTGCATTTCTGGGAGTGATAGTAAGTTGGCTTCATACTGACCGCCTTCCATTAAGTAGGGATTGTCTATGAGTGAGGCAGGAATAAACCGCCTGTAGAATAAAGGTTCTCCAGCCCTCTCATGGCTGGGTGGATATACAAGGTCTTCGCCGCTTTCGATGTCGGTAGCCACAAACTTCTTATTGGCTGGGGCTGGGTCAATGAACATCCTCTTAACCCATCCATGCCCTGCACCACCGGGGTTTGTAGTAGCCCTCATGAATATAGGAAGGGTAGGGTCAGTGGTCCGAAGACGTGATCTCATATAGTTCCAAGCAAACGGTGTGGGATGCTGCGTAAGCTCGTCAAAGGCTATGTAAGAGAAAGCCTGACCTTGATATCTCAGAACGTCTTGGTCTCGTTCTAAGTACGTCAGCCACAGCTTGGCTCCGCTAGGGAAAGTCCATTGGCTTTTCTTTTCAGCCCACTTTGCGCCCTTAAACGCTTTAGGGTATAGTTCTTGTGACTTCCAAATTAGTTCACGTAGTTCATCGTTAGTGCGTCTGAGGATAAGCCCGTTGAAATTAGAATTGCTGAAGTACCGCATCGGGTCAGCAAGTAATCCAAAAGACTTACCACCACCTGCAGCCCCGCCATATAGAACTTCCCGCTCATTGGCTGCTAGGAACTCTGTTTGTGGGCCTTTGTTTGGGGCGAAGACTACCTGAGACTTCTGCTTCTCAGTTTCAATAACTGTGAAGTCTAAAGCATCTGTAGAGTTTTCCTCTTTAGGGGTAAGCTCATTAAGTTTCTTTTTAGCAACTGTCAGTAGTCTCTTGGCGTCAGTCTGCTTACGTTTGGCTGCGCTGAGTTTCTTTTCTTCGGCGGTCTTAGGCTTACGCTTTCTATTTACCTTTGCTAAGTCCTTCAGGCGTTTGGAAGGGTTCTCACTATCCTTACCCCGCCTAGCCTTCCATATGTGGATCACACCCTGATGGCTTATCTTGTCTCCGGTCTTATCCGTAAGCCAAGCAGCTACCCTACGCGAGGAGTTACCCTCTTCAAGGTAGTCTAAAGCCTCTTCGACAAAGGTAGCCTTGACCTGATCCGCTACTAACATAAGTGGATCGTCTTCGGATTCCCTGTAGGCGTAAGGAGGTTTAGCAGTCGCGTTTGGACGTTTCTTGTTAGGCCACTTACTCAATCGTCAGATTTCGGTGGAAGGATAAACATCGCACCGCCTGTGTTATTGACTTCAACTTGTTCCTTCTTAACCAAACCTGTCCGGTCTAGTATCTGGGCAGAAGCTGCAATGGAGTTACGTGCGCCCATAGCTGCAGGGTCATCAAGGACATCCCGCATAGCAAATGCAGCTTTAGGGGCTTGCATAGCCATCATGAGGGTAGCCTGTTCGTTAATTTCCTTAGCTAAGGGTCCGACTACGGCAGCGGTATTGGATGTTGCAGAGTATCCCGCTGCTGCCATAGCTTTGCGAATATTACCCTTGCACTCCTCAGACATGAGGGCAGCTAGAAACGCCTGTTGCTTTTCAGTATATTCTCGTTTCTTTTCTTCCATCAGCCTACCTCATATATACAAAACACAAGCCGACAGCGGCAGTTAAAATCATCCAGAAAACTCTCTCGGCAAAGGCTATCTTTTGCCCTCTCTGTATGGCCTGTTTCTCTAGCTCGTCCATGCGGTCATCGAACTTCTTAAATTGACCTTCCATATTATCCATCCTTTTAAAGACCGTGATGATACGTTCCTCAATACGGGCCATGTAGACAACTGCCTCAGATAGTTTGTCTATCTTGTCCTCCATGCGGGACAGCCTCTCCTCGGTCACTTTTTCTTCTTCTTTTTCTTAGGCCATCCCGCTTTCATATCTGCGTAAGCCTTTGCAGATACAGTGGAATTTTTCTTAGAATTAGAAGTCCCTGCCTTTTTCTTGGCATTTATATTTTTGACCAGCGACATTATTTCTTCTTCTTTTTCATCGCCATGCCGCCATAAGCCATCTTCTTGGCTGCAGGTTTCTTAGGATAAGAGGGTTTAGACTCTGGCTCTTTTTTCTTAGTCTTGCCAGTTTTCTTGGCTTCCGCTTTAGCAGCCGCCTTGCCCTTTTTATCGTAAGGGAATTTCTTACCGCCAACATTAGGCATGGTCGCACCTCTTTCTTTAATAAGTCTGGATTGATTTCGTATTTCTTGTTGTTGCTGTTCTAAGAGTAGGAACTGCTTGTCGATGTCTGATAGTTGAGGGAATTGAACTACATTCACCATTTCTTGCAGGACCAGTATCTTGCAGTTAACTTTGACTTAGCGGTGTCGCATTTATGCCTTGCTCTGAAGGACTTCCTTGCGGCTGCGTTATCCTTGCGGATTTCCATATTAGGATCGCCAAAGGTAATGTACTTAACGGTGTCGCCCTCTACTGCCAGCACCTCGAACTTCTTAGGGCCACCTCTGCGCGGCTTATTTACTGCGGTGAAACCGTGACGCTTCTTGCCAGCGGCTATCTTCTCTGCCTTAGTCTTACCCATAACTACGCCAGTATGCTTAGGGTTGATACTTCAGGCAGCTTTTGAATAACACGGCCTGACCTGTCGTATAAAAACTCCAAGGACATAGGATGCGTTACCGGAGGTATGCTGGTAGGAGATACCGCTGGTATATTAGCGGGGTAAATGTCTCTGACCGCTGGAGTGCGGTACACTGAAGACAAACCCACAAAGTTAAAATCCATCGCTGATCCCCTTCATGATATCCTTCAAGGTAACCCTGCCTTTAGAATTAGGCGCATACCTGCACTGGAACTGGCGAGGACACTCTGTGAACGACCTTTGAGCATAGTGGTATGCTATTGTTCCGTTAGGCCCAGAGTAGACACAAACCTTACCGTCTCTACCCTCGGTACGCTTCCATAAGTGGCATGTGACGTACTCAGGGTGGACTAGGGAGCCTATCAGTATTAGCGGGATAACTACGTTCATAAGGCTAACATCAGCAGGTATACACCGCCGCCTAGCACCCCTACTATGCCAGTAGATAGCCCAAGGATGACCGCGTTGTTCATCATCTCGCGTTTGGCTTCCATAGCCCTGTAGACTGTCTTCTCGCGCTCTTCTCTAATCTGCTTTCTGAGGTCGGTCATCTCCTTATACGTGTTAGGCCCGTACCTGTAGTTGAGTAGGAATTTAATCTCCTTTTCCTTCTCAAGCAGGGCTTTCTTGCGTACTATGAGGTCTAAGGCTTCCCTCTCTAAACTGTCTGAACCTTGAGACATCTTCTCAAAGGTCTTAGGGTTCTTGCGCTGGCTTTCAGCCTTGGTTACGTCTGCACAAGCCTGATACCACTTTCCGATCTGCGAACTTACGTCATGTAATTCTCGTCCAGCACCAATTAATTTCTTAGTAACGGTAAATGCGGCTTGGGCGGCTGCAAAGGCACTTACAGGGTCTATCACTTCCAGCCCTCCGAGAGCCTTTAATTAAGTAATCTGTCTGGCATCTCCACATCTTCATCTAAAAGTTCATGATTGGAGTAGTCAGGTAAAAATCTTAGTGGTTCTAATGGGACATCTACGAGGTTGTATTCAGAATAGAAGAACCTGCCGTATCCATCGAACTCCTTAGCTGAGGGATTATTCTCCAACTCCTCTGCTGAAATTAACCCCTCTTCTAAGAGTAGCTGTCGGATACGGTCAAACTTTAAAATCTGTCCGGTACGCTCCTGAATAGCAGCGCGAATATAATATAAATTTAAAGACATAAGCCTCAGTGTGTGTGGAGGAGGTACTCACTGCTAAGTCCGGTAATAGGCTGGAAGCTGAGACCTATCTCAAGACTTAGCAGTTCGATCTAGAAAGACCCTATCCCGAAAGTCTTGGTTCTAGTCCGAAGCGAATGGTTTCAAATCCGCTTAGTAACCTCATTGTAGCATTTAACTATGCACTTAGTCAAGCATATAATTATACTTTAGTTAAGTTATTTGTATTGACGGATGGTGAAATCACTGTTATAATGAGTTGTGCTCTTGAGGCTGTATACTATAGATAACGTATCTTAAGAATAATTCTTTAGCCGATTACCCGCTATGACTTCAGGTAGGAGATGGCTCTGTGCATCATCTGAATATCATCCTCAAAACCCCCAAGAGTACGATTGCACTTATGGCATAACCAGCCTCTAAACCGATCAGTCTCATGGCAGTGGTCTACCACCCAAGGCCCTGCAGCCTTTCCCCCAGAACCCGCAACTTCAGAGGAAGTCCTCAAGCAAATAGGACAGCAGTAGTCAGGGCTAGGCATCCCATATGTGGCACGTATATTATTACGAACCCTAGTCATATGATTAGTACAAGTCTTGCATTCAGTTCTGAGATAACTGCCCCCAGAGTGCAAGCTATATGCAGACAACGGCTTATCTGTCCCACACTTGGAACACACCTTAGAGTCACCCTCTACAGGATCGTCAGTCTCCCAGCCAAATAGATTAGGTTGCGTCATTGCCAGCGTCAAAAAGATCAGACACATTCTCAGTGCTATCTTCTATACGCTGGGCTAAATCCCTTAGCTTATCGGCTTCCCTAGTAAGCTCAGAGGCTATGGCGAATAACTCATGATACTCACCCTCACAATTATCCAGTATGAAGTCAGTGACCTCATAAAGCGGCTTAAGTATGTTAAGCTCATCAAATCCCGTGACCCTAAGAGATGTCTTAACGTACAACATCCCAGTGTCAGCTACCTCTAAGTCGTGGTCTATGAACAAGGGCAAACCCTCGTCAAATAGAACTGCGTCTTGACCTAAGTCATCTGCCATAAAGTAATCCTACCAATTATACTGATTGGTCAACTAAAGTATAATACATCTAAATACTAATTGCAAGTACTAACACTTTACAATGCACTTAGTAGAAAATCTAACTAAAGACGTAGTATCTTTACAAACGGCTGGGAGAACATGGCTCTGAGAGGTCATTTACAG